TTTTAATAATTGATTTGCTAACTTTATATTCTGTACTTCTCTAATATCAATTGCATCCGATAAATCAATAAGCCCGCCACTCAACGCGGTTTGTATATTATTTTCTAGCATTGCTTTTTCCTCGTCATCTGGGGTTAACTCCAAATAAATGCCAAAGTCATGAAGATGTAAATCTTTCATTTCATTCAACGTAGCTACATTAAAGCCACCAATTTTTTGAATAAAAGCTTCTTTAGCAGGATGATATTCTAGTATATCAGATATTCTTAATGACAAACACTCCGCGGTTTCTCTCGTTAAATACAAGCCAGCATCTAATATATGTCTTGTTGCTGTATTACTATTTGCTGCTGCTAGTTTTTGCACACCTACTAATGCTCTAGAATCAGGTGTACTAGCGTCTCTTGCTTCATTTAATCCCGTTACATCTCTTATCATTTGCAAATAATAATTGTAAGTAGATATTAATGTTTGTAGCTTTTGACCTCCGCTCCCGGTTTGTATTTCTTGAATAGGTACTTTACCTGGATTCATATCACCTTCTTGGGTAAATGATCTACCTATAACAGAACCTGTTTGAAAAAACATATTTAATGCTTCTTGCGGGTTATAATTAGTTCCATTACCTAAGTCAACTTCATTCAATCCATCAGCATCTAAATAAACACCGTCAGGTATCATTCTTTGTAATACTTGTTGCAGTTTTAAATGAGTTAATTGTATCATATCTGCAAAAGCCGTACATCTACTAACTATAGATTCTATTCTACCTTGATACATTCTTGGCGCTGTAATAGCATAATTTAATTTAACCTTAGTTTCATCTGCTTTAGGTCTCATCATATTAGGTGCCATTTCCCATTTAAGTAAAATATTACTTCCTAGCACCATAACGCCCTCGTATAATACTTCAAGAGATCTTTCCATTTTACCAAATTGCTCCTCAAATATTTCTTTAGGTGGATCAAAAGAATCGTCTCTTGCTATAATTTTTGTAGCTCCTGTTGCAGTTTCTTTAACTTTGTAAACTTCGTTCATGTAAGTTTTAAAATTAAAGTATAATATTTGTACAACATTTTGATCACGATTGTTGTTATACATATTACTTATATTATTGTTCCACACACCCCAGTTTTGAGAACCTTGTTGTTGGATCTCCTCCATCTGGTCTTGTGTTAGGTTCGGAAACTGCTTTTTAAGCTCGTTTAAGGGAACGAATTTAACTTCCCCTACATAATATACATCTTGAAAATATGGGTCCTCCGTATACGAATAAACCATATAAGCCGGATCTACATATTCAACAGTAACACCTTCGGTTTCGGTAAAGTTATTTTTAACTGCGCCTATACCTAATGTTGCCAAATCGTAATAGTATCTTTTCTTTGTTAAGTCATATCTGTTATCGTCAAGCATAACATTAATAGCTTCTTCTTCTGCTATTTCAATTCCTTGCTTATAACTTAATTGCATGTGAAGATCTAGCTCTTCTTCTGAAGCTGGCAGCTTATCTGGATTATTTTCAAATAAATTAATACCAAATTCTTGCGCAGCAAAGTTATTTAACTCTTCTGTTTGCAAGTCTCTAATTATAGCCTCCATATACTTTGTCCTTTTTTCAACTCCAAAAGGATCTTGAGAATATGCTGTTAAATCAAAAGCTCTATCTGCAATACCATTAACTACAATATCTACAAATTTAGATAAAATAGGAACTGGCTTCCAGTCTAGGTTTAAATAAGATAAATCACCATTGATAGATAATTCATCTTTGTATTTTTGGATAGGTTGTTCTCCGCGCGCATACAATCGTAAATTATGAAAAGTATTTTGATTACTTTGAAAACGAGTTGTACCGGAATTGCTAGAGAACCATTCGTTTTGAATTGCTCTTCCCACTTGAAGCCCGTACTCCATCGACATTTTTTCTGCATCACTTGCGACTTGGGTTGGAAAAAAACTATTTACTACGCCTCTGGCCATATTACTATTTTATTATTTTTGATAATTCACCTTCTTGTTTATACTTTGCAAAGTTTAAATTAATGGGTGATCTTTGTAGTTTGTTACTTGGTCTATATAGATCTTTGTGACAAGCCATTATTGCCAAACCAGAACTTATAGCTGCATCAAATTTTGTTCTATTATTTATATCGAACTTAGCCCAATCATTTAATGTTTCTGTAAAATACATAGGTCCATAGTTTCCATCTGATTGTAAACCTACGTGTCGATCTATATACATTTCTATAGCAGCTGCGTGAGCTTGCTTAATATCTTCGCTTGAATTGGGAATGCCTCCTACTTCTTTTTCGGCTATTGATAACTTATTCCATAATTTGTCAGGGCGGTTCATCGAATAACCTCTATAACCTCTTCTTTTAAAATAATATAAAAGTCGTGGTTTATTGTTTTCTGCTAATAATGGCATACCGTAAAATACACAAGCCATTAAAACATCTTCAAAAAACATTTCTGCTGTTTGTGGTCTTGCTACGTATTCTAAAAAAAATGTGCTAGCCGGAGCATCTTCCATGCTAAACTTTGTTAATCCGTGTAGTGCCCCTTTTGATCCTCTGCCGTCAGTTGTTCCAGATATATCATAACTATCACATCCAAAGGCTCCAACGTGTTCTAAGCCTGGCCATCTAACACCATTTTTTATTACTTGTCTATTCTGTAATTCGTACTTCGGAGTCCAGCTTATTAAAAATCTACCGTTTGGATTTGGAGTAAACATTACTTTTGAATCTTTAATACCGTTTTCCCACATAAAACTTCCGCGGGTTAAAACATTACTGTGATTTAAATCTTCGTTGTAATCTATTTGTTCGTATATTTTAACTAAATTAAATATACTATTTTTTGTTTCATCTCTAAACGCATGCTCCTCTGTGCGTGGAAACTGTCTATAATATTCGTTTAAAGCATCCTGGTCGCCTTTTAATCCTTCGGCCTCATTATTCCAATGCTCTATAACCCCGACGTCTATAGGATCGCCGTATGGGCCTACTGCTTCTTCTTTTGGAGTATCGAATACAGGTATGCCATAAGAATCAATGAATCCTTCGTAGTTCCATTCCATAGGTATGAACAAAGAATAGAGTCCTGAACGAGTCTGTCCGTTGGCGTTTCTTTTTGTGACATCTGAGTTATCATATAATTTTTTAAAATTACCTCCACCTTTATCTATCGAATTAGATGTGGATCCCATCATACACTTACCTATTACTCTACTACCTAATCGAAGCGTGGTTTTCGTAACCCTCCAGTTGTTGAGGATGTTGTTGGGCCTTTCCCACTTCCCCGACTCATCGTGGACGAGGAGCTTGAGTTTCTCCCCATCGTAGGCGTTGTCGCCGGTGTTCTTCCAATCGATCGTGGTGTCAAGACCCGATAAGGTTTCAACGGTCGCATTGGTGTCGAGTTTACGTCGGGTAAACTTGGACGCGGGGACTCTGAAGGCAAGCTCGGTCTTGGGGCGGTCCATACCGTCCTGGATCGGTTTGAAAAAGAATGGGTAATTAACGGATATCGGAACCACCTTATCTGTAAACATTTTCTTCGCATCTGATCCAGACTTAGATAAAATGCCATATCGGGAGTCGCTAGATATGGTTGCCAAGTTAACCACCTCGCCTGATGCCATAAAGGAAAAGCCTGATCGACGATTCTTAAGGTAGCACAATCCGTAGGATCGTACATCGGCCTTACAT